AGGCGATTCCCGCACCCGTGCTGGCAAGCGTGCCGATGCCAGCGGTGCAACACCCGGCGCTCGTTCAGACTGGCGCGATCCCGCGCAAGTAAGCCTTAGCGCAGTCGGCTAACGCACCTCTCACTTCCTAGCTTTCTGCCCCTGTAGACCGGGGCCGTCACGTGACGGCGGCATTGTACCCCATGCCGCCCGCGGTGTACACTGCCACCAGTGCCCCAGCTAGCCTCCGCCGAACTCCGCGACCTCGAAACGGGCTACCGCAGTTCAGACGACACCCTGATGCGGCTGGCCCGGCGGTCCATGAAGGCGTTTTTCAGCTACGTGATGCGGGACGAGCAGACCGGCGCCCCCGTCGAGTTCGCGCCGATCCATGAAACCTGGCACCGACTCGCCGACCAGTATGACCGTCTCATGCTGTGGGCCGCCATGGAAAGTGGCAAGACACAAAGCCTGAGCGTGGCTCGTACGCTCTGGGAGCTGGGCCGCGACCCGACGTTGCGTTTCGCCATCATCAGCAACACGAGCGGCATGGCGGTCAAGATCGCGAACCAGATCGGGAAGTACATCACGCAGTCGGAGGAACTGCACCGGGTGTTCCCGCACCTGGAGCCGGACCCCACGATGCCGTGGAACTCCGAGCAGCTCACGGTCAAGCGGCCCACGCTGTCGAAAGACCCCTCGGTCAACACGCTCGGCATCGGCAGCAACACGCAGGGCGCCCGCATCGACCGCGCCGTCCTGGACGACGTGCTGAATCGCGAGAACACCCGGACCCAGTACATGCGGGACGAGTCGCAGGACTGGTATCTGAAGACCATCCCGGGCCGTATGACGGAGCGCGGGCGCATCCTCGGCGTCGGCAACGCCTGGAACCCGGACGACCTCTACCACCGGCTCGTCAAGAACCCGCGCTGGAAGGGCTACAAGTTCCCGATCTTGAAGGCCGACGGCACGAGCGCCTGGCCGACTGTCTGGCCGCTCGACCGCATCGAACGCCGCCGGCAAGAACTCGGGCCGATGGAATCCATGAGCCAGTTGATGTGCCAGCCCATCGACGACGCCATGTCGCGGTTCAAGCGCGAGTGGATCGAGACGTGCTTGCGGCGCGGCGAAGGCAAGGACGTCGTCTACGCGCTTCGCGGAATCCCGTTCGGCTGCAAGCTCTACTGCGGGGTCGACCTGGCGGTGGGCAGGAAAGAACACCACGACCGAACGGCGTTCTTCGTGCTGCTCATCCACCCCAACGGAGACCGGCAGGTGCTGTGGGTCGAGAGTGGCCGCATGCTCGCGACCGACATCATGGAGAAGGTCAAGGACCTGTCGCTGCGATTCGGCGGCATCTTCGTGATCGAGAACGTGGCGGCCCAGGACTACTTGGTGCAAATCCTCCAGGGCAGCACCGCGATCCCGATCGTCCCGTTCGCGACCGGCAAGAACAAGGCGGACCCCACGTTCGGTCTCGAAGCGATGGCGGCTGAGTTCGCGGCCGGCAAGTGGATAATCCCGAACCGCGGCGGCGTCTGCCACCCGGAAGTCCAGGAGTGGGTCAACGAAATGCTCGGTTACAACCCAGCGGCGCACTCGGGCGATAGATTGATGGCTGCGTGGTTCGCCAAGGAAGGCGAGCGTCTCAGCGTCCCGGTTGCGAAGCCATACTGCGGAACCGTTCGCCTCAAACTCAACCCCTTGTGATAGGATGCGCCCATGGCGTCAGGCATAACTCGCGATATTGGAGCCGCCGGGCAAGTCGCCGGCGCGGTAGCGGACCAGCAACTCGTCAACGAACGCATGAAGCGGTTGGGCTTGTCGCCGACGCAGGTGGAGTTGAACCGCCTCTACGCCTACTACCGAACCGCCCAGCACGACGCCTGCGCGGTCGGCTGGGACGGCGATCCCCACGTGGACGCGGTCTCGCGCGAGGGCATCTGCAGTTCGCCACTTCTGCCGGCCGGCTACGAGGACGTAGGCAAGAATCTCAGCAATCTGCCGCTGAAGTACCGCCGACCCGCGGTGCCATGCCACCTGTGCCACGTAATCGTGAGCCGCTTCACCGAGTTGCTGTTCACGGAGTCGCAGTCGCCGGCGTGGAAGATGGCGGGCGATCCCGACAGCGAGTCGTGGGTCCAGGCCGTCACGAAGGACGGCGCCCTGTGGTCGACCATGACCCAGACGCGCGATCTGGGTGGCGCCATGGGGACCGGCATCCCGGGCTTCAAGATCATCGACAGCGTCGTGATGTTCGAGACCTTCGATCGGCGCTGGTGCTTCCCGACCTTCGATCCCGCGAAGCCTGGCCAGCTCTCGAAGCTGGAGATCCGCTACATGTACCCCAAGGAGGAGCGGAACCCCGAGACGGGCCAGTGGGAGGAGAAGAAGTATTGGTATCGGCGGACCATCGACACCGAGGCGGATGTCCTGTGGAAACCGCAGGACGTGGGCGACGGTTCGACGGAGCCCAAGTGGGACGACCCCACGACGGTCCAGCAGATGGTGAAGCACGGCTATGGCTTCGTGCCCATCGAGTGGATCCCGAATCTGCCGGTCAGCGACGACATCGACGGCGATCCGGACTGCCTGGGCTGCTACGACTACTTCGACCGCATCGGCGAACTGGACTCACAGTGCTACACGGGTGCGGCCCGCAACGCCGACCCGACACCCGTGCTGAGCAGTGACGGCATGTTCGAGCAGGTGAAGCTCGGCAGCGCCACGGCGGTCAAGACCGAGAAGGGCGGCAGCCTCGGGTACGCCGAGAGCACTGGCAGCAGCATCACGATCGCCTCCACGGAATCCGATCGTTTCCAGAAGAAGGCGCTGCAACTCGCCCGCTGCGTCCTGCCCGACGAAGAGGGCGCGGAGGTCCGAGGCGCCGTGACGGCCACAGAGATCAACAAGCGCACCGCCAGTATGCACGCCAAGGCGTCGCTGCTGCGCCAGCAGTACGGCCGCGGCGCCACGCTCCTGATGCAGAAGTTGCTGGAGGCGGCGCGCAAGATGGGGCGGGGTCAGCAGGCCGCCGAGCCCATCAAGACCACGACCGGCCAGGAGATTCCGGCCGGCACGCTGGTGCGCTCCGAGATCAAGTTGCCGCCGAAGGTCGACAAGGAAGGCCATGCGCAACCCGAGCGGCTAGGCGACGTCCAGGGCGTGACGCTCGAACTGGTGTGGCCGCCGTTCTCGCAGCCGACCGCCAGCGACACCCTCACGAAGACGCAGGCGACCGTCCAGGCCCGCGTCGGGCGGCTCATCTCGATCGACACGGCCGTGCGGCACCTGGCGCCTGACTTCAATATCGACGACACCAGCGCCGAGGTCGAAGCGCTCAAGAAGGAGCCGGCGCCCGGGGGAGACTTGGCGGCGCAATCGCTGAAGGAATTGCAAGAGGGTCGGTGAGGTGAAAATCGCCGTAGACTTTGACGGCACGGTCGTCAAGCAGGACCGGCCCTACGCCGACGTCGTGACCCCGCTGGAGTTCGTCGACGGCGCCAAGGATGGCCTCCTGGCGCTCAAACGCGCGAACCATCTTCTTCTGCTCTGGAGTGGCCGCGCTTCCCGGGCGCTGCTCCTGGACCCCCTACTAGACCCCTTCGTCCGTGCCGGCGTCGTGGACTGCGACCGTCGTCACTGGCTCGAATCCAGGGCCATCCACCGGGCGCGCTACGACCAGATGATCGAGTTCGTCGAGAGAGAACTCCCTGGGGTCTTCGACGCGATCGACGACGGCTTGGCCGGTAAGCCTAGCGTGGATCTCATCATCGACGATAAGGCGATGGCGATGCGCGGCCCCGCCACTTGGGCGCGAATCGCCCGCGTGTACGGCGAAACCGAACCCTTGTATGACGCCGCGGTGGCGAGCGGCCTACTGGACCGCCCGGTCGAAAGCCTGAACCTTGTGCCACGTGGAACACTCCGGGCCGTCCTGGACCAGATTCATGGCGAGATGGTGGCGGCTGGCATCGCGCACTACTGGCCGACCTTCGAGCTGGGGCAGGCGGGTTTCTGGGCGGCCGACCGCGCCACGAGCATCAACATCCCGTGGTTTCTCGCCAACGACGAACTGCGGGCGCTGGCGCAGGAGCGCTACCCGTGGACCTGGGAGACCGTCACCAAGAGCATCCGGCACGAGGTCGGGCACTCGGTCGGGTATGCGTTCGAGCTATGGCGGCGCCCCGACTGGCAGCAGGTGTTCGGCGACTTCCTGGCACCCTACCCGAAGTCGCAGCCCGCGCCGGTCGACCCCGCCAGCACCGAGTGGGTCAACTATGTGCCGGGCGTGGAGGTAGGTTACTCGGCGCGGCACCCCGACGAGGCGTGGGCCGAGGCTTTCGGCTGCTGGCTAGATCCGTCCACCGACTGGCGGGAACGCTACCAGGCGGGCACGGGCGCGCGCCAGAAGCTCGATTACGTGGACGGCATCGCCAAGGACGTGCTGCGGGGCCTGCCGAGCAACTGGGACACTGGCAGTCCACGAAAACCACGTGCTGCTTATTCTGGACAAACGGTTAGGCAAGCACTAGGATTACCGTCCAGTGCATGAAAAACCAAGAGTCACTTAAGACGCGCTTCTGGTCGAAGGTTAACAAAGAAGGCCCAGTTCCTATTCACGTTCCTGAACTTGGTCCGTGCTGGCTCTGGACAGGACACGTTACCGAAGATGGATATGGGCAGTTGCAAGTTGGGAGCAGGACGGATGGATCCCGACGGAAAGAACTAGCCCATCGGGTAGCGTGGTATTTTGCGCACGGACGGTGGCCGACCCCGTGTGGATTGCACAAGTGCGACACCCGGGCCTGTGTGCGGTTGGAGCATATTTTTGAGGGGACGAACGCTGACAATGTGCGCGACCGCAATATCAAGCAGAGACAATCGCGGGGAGAGGGCCGCCCAACGGCTAAACTGACCGAAGACAAAGCTCGCGAAATCATGCGCAGAAAGGCAGAGGGATGTACGACACGTGATCTGGCAAAAGAGTTCGGAGTCAGCAAAACCGTAGCCGCAAACGTCGGCCGTACCAGTTGGCTTCACGCTGCGGATCCCCAACTACTGCAGGGGATGGATAGATATAAGCGCCGTCGTGGCGCAGATCATAGTAATGCCAAGATCACAGAAGCGCAGGCCATGGAAATCCTCAGACGCAAAAAAGAAGGAGAGCGGAAGGCCACGCTAGCGCGCGAATTTGGCATCAGCGCCACCACGGTTGATCGCATCGGCAGAACGCAGTGGATTCATCTCCTTTCGAGACGAGACCACGCCGTTCCAACCGAAACAAACACCTTGACACCATGACAACTATGGTCTACCCTGGATTGTATGAGCAAACGAAAGGGCCAAGCCGTTCGGCTGACCGACGAAGCGTACCGGAGGCTCCGCGCATTGCATAAGGCGATAGTGGCTCGGGGTTGGCAGGTGGTCGGCGTGACGAGCGACGAGACCCCCACGATGGCCAGCGTGAACGCCATGGCGATCGCACAGGTGAGCGACCTGGTGCCCGAGCTGGCAGCGGCCAAGAGGGAGGGCTGAGCATGGGAACGATCACCTACGAAACTTCGGGGCAGCCATGGGCTTGTCCATGCCGGTCGGTAACGCGGACCTTCTACCCCACGGAGTTCGCATTCTGTCCCAACTGCGGCAAGAAGCAGCCTGAGCGGTTGCCCGAGGCCGGCGACTGGGTGTGGGTCAAGGCTCAGGTGAAGGAAGTCGACCAGGTATTATCCCACGCACCCGGAGCCAGGTGGATCTCTGACACGGGTTCTGCGCCGACCCTCGATCGCGAGGAGTACGAACGGCGCATCGCCAATCAGGCCAAGTTGCTCACCGAGCGGACGAATGAGCGCGATGACCTGAGAAAGACGCATGCACGGGCCATGGCCCGCAACGCCGAGATTGTGACCGACTACCACAAGTTCGACGCCTACCTGAGCCGCATCTCCGACATCATCGACGAACGCTGCGACCTTTCCGTCATGATGATGGCGATTCGCGAAGTGCTGAAAGAGTGGAAGGAGGCCCCCTAATGGGCCACGACGCCAAGATCAAGCGCGCCCGCAACGAAGCCGGCTTCCTCCGCAAGCTGTTCGGTGGCCGCACGGACGCGCAGTCGCTCTGGCGGCGCACGGTCCTGCACGGAGCCACCTGCAATCACTGCCAGACCGCAAAGGCCATCGGAACCATCAACATGTTTTGGCCCGCGGCCGACTTCCAGAAGGACCAGCCGAAGCTCGCCATCAAGTACGCGACCGAGTGCGGGGGTAGCATCCCGATCGTGAAGTTCCGCGTCTGCGGCGAGGAGCGCGCGTTCGTCGCCATGCCGGTCCTGTACTTCTGCGGAGCGTGCCAGTCCGAAATGGAGAAGTTCGCCGCGCATGCGCCCAGCTACGTGGTCAGCGAG